TACATGCAAGAATGGTCTCTTGATGTTTTTACCTAGCACTTGATCATAAACTGTTGAAGTACCAGCAGGAACTAATACACCTTCAATATCTTTGAAACCTCCACGAGTAGAGAAATCATTTAAGTATTTCCAGTCAGTTTTATAGAAATCATAAGAACCACGACGGTATCCTGTGAATCCTAAGTTAAGAGCCATATCTTCGCTGTTGTTAAATACTCCGAAAGAAGTACCTCCAGAATATCCTCCATTTTGCTGCGCAAGAATGTCATCAATTTCTAAAGAAAGGTCGCGACCTAAGAAAAGCATGTTTTCTTCAATTGCTCCTTGCTTATCTAATTGCTTAAGAACAGCATCAAAATCAGTTAATGCTCCACCTGAAGCTTGTGCCCCAAAGTCAGAGTATACATTACCACGATCTTCAATAGCAGCAAAGAATCCTTGAGAACCTTTAGCAGTAGCTGTAATGTTTGAGTCATAGAAGTCTAGAGTAGCTCCAGTACCGTTTTGTTCAACGCCTTCAACCATTGCCATTTCTAGGTAATCTTCCCAACGTAATCTATTTTCATGCTCAGATTTTAGATACCATAAATATCCAGAAGCTCCGTTTTCAGAAGTCACTTCAATCCATCCGATTTGAGCAGTGTCAGAACCGCTGATAGAATAGTGCTCTTTAAGAATAACAGGGCTGTTCTTAAATGTAGCATAGCTAGGATCTAGCTTTTCAGTAAAGTTAGAAGATCCTTTTGCAAATTCAGAACCATAAGCAAGAGCTGTAAATCTTTCAGTTGTTAGGATAGCTGGAGTTCCAGTTAAAGTTTTAACTTGGAAGTATTGTCCAGATACGTTTGTTACAATACCTTTAACAACAGACCCAGTACCTCCAATTCCAGAAGTAGCAGAAGACTGTGCTTGGATCATAACTGTTTGTCCTTTTCTAAAGTTAACAGCCGTTGTTCCTTGAGATGTAATACCTAAGCTTGTTGGTTGAGCTGTAGGAACAGTAAAGTTCATAACTTGTCCACCAGAAGCAGATAATGTAGCTGTTCCAGGAGTAGTTCCTGTAGTAGGCATTGTAGCTGCAGAGCTTAAGTAAATAATATTAGCATAACGAGTATGCAATCTGCCTTGCTCAGTCCAGATAATTTGATCTGAAGTTGAAGGCATTTCTGCTGATACCATACGAAGGAAAGATCCAATAGAACGGTTTCCGTAACGCTCTACTTCTTGTTCGTATACATCAGGTAAAAATTGTTGTGCCCACTGATTAAATGAGCTATCTGTAAAATCGATATAGTTACCAGTATAAAGGGCTTTGCTTTGAGTTGGTTGCAAAGCTGCTGGTATTCCACTTGTAAAAGCCATTTGTTAAATGTTTTTAAAAATTAATTAGTTATTTCCATTTTATGCGCAATCGATCTGAAGAATCACTTTGTACAACTCTTACTTTATTATCTGTTGGTGCTATGGCTGAATTATCAGTACGTGGGCTCATATCAATATTTTTAGACTTAGTGGCAGCTTCTTTTATAGCATCGGCACGGCCCTGCTCATAAAAATGATTTGCAATTTTATCTGCGTTATTAGCTGCAAATAAAGCCTTATGATAATCACCTACTCTTTCCATATGCCCGTCTTTATTTAAAAACGGCATAATAAAGTTTTCAATTGACGATTGTGAAGTTTTTACTTTTTCTGTATTATCAACTTTAAATCTATATTTCTTTTCTCCAACATTGAAATCAAAACCTTTAAAATCATTTTGGAAAAACTTTTCAGATCTAGTATGAAATATTTCTTTTGCTTTTTTAGATTGTTCTTCGTATTCTTTTGCTTCATTATAAAACTCATAAGCTTTTTTATAATCATCAGGAATATCAGTTTGCTTTCTTAACTTAAGATCTGCGTAATATTTCTCTTTTGAACTATTAAAAAACGTCTGTGCTTCATATAGTCTTTCTTTAAATGCAAGTTGTTTTGCTCTGACCTCAGATTGCTCAGCAATTTCTTCGTCATAAGCAAATTCTTTTTGCATTAAAAAATTTATGTCCTCATTATTTAAATGAGGTTTTGTATTCTTTAAGTATTCAAAAACTAAAGTAGTATTATCTATCTTAGAATAGTCTTTATTAAGACTAACATAATCCTCAAGGTTTCCGCCTGTTTCTTCCATAAAGCTAATTAACTTTTGAATGTCTTCAGGATATTCTACTTTTTGTACCTGTTCGGGTTCAGAAATTTTTTCTTGTTCAGGTTGTGCTTTTTGTTCAACAACTTCTTCTTCTACAATTTCTTCTAAAATACTTACCTCTTCTTCTTGACTTGGCTCTTCTGTATTTTCGAACCGTACTTCTTCGTCCACTTTTTCGCTATCTCCGGCTGGTTCATCCACAGATACGCGCGTTGTTTCTTGCTCTTGAATGGCATCTTCTTTTTGTTTTGGTGGGCTGTCAACATTCACACGATACACGCCATCATCTTGAAACCCATAATTAGAATCTACTTCGCCAGCCTCTATTGCTTCTTGCAATACAGCAGCTTCTTTTTCCTGTGTTGAAACATTTTCTGTACCTTCAACAACTTTTACTTGTACTTTTTCTTCCATGATATAATATAATATAATAATTTACTTTTTATTTAGGCTCAAATCTTGACAGATCAAAACCGCCTAAAACATCATTCCCTTTTGATTCAAATGATTGTTTTGGTTTTTCTGTTTTTGGAGGTCCTGAAATAGAGCTAACTGATATTTTTTTATCAGCTATTCTTTCTTGAGTTTCAGATTGTTTGTCAACCAATTCTTTTTGAGCAGATAATTCTAACTCTTTTAATTTAACATTTAAATCATATTCAAATTGCATTAACTGCTTTTTAGTTTCAGCCTCAAATTGTAGTTTCTTAATAGACAATTCATTTTCAGCTGTTGAAATTTGAATAGCACTTTCAGATTTAACTTGTTGAGCTTGTGCTTTTGCATTTTCAATTTCAATTTGCGCTTTGCCCTGCGCTTCAGCTTGAGCAACCGCAGCAGCTTGAGCCGCTTGCTGATCAGTCATTTGCTTTTTAAGTCTTCTAAACTTAAGTAATTGATTAGCAAGTTTTATATTTCTAACTTCTCTAATGTCTATTGCGTCTTCTAAAAAAATACTTTGTTGAGCTAAAGCTACTTGTATATTGTTTTCTAAGGATTGTTTTTCAATTTCATCTGGTTGTAAATCTAAAAATATACCAAAGTCATGTAGATGTAAATTTTCTAATTCTTTTAATGAACCTACTGAAAACTGCCCTAAACTTGAAATAAACATATCTCTTGTTGGATGGAATTCTAATATATCCTTAAATCTTAAAGATATTGCTTCGGCTAATGTTTTTGTAATAAATAAACTAGACTCTAATATATGTCTTGTAGCCACATTACTATTAGCAGCCGCCATTTTTTGAACCCCAACTAATGCTTTTGGATCTGGATCTGATCCATCTCTTGCTTCATTTAATCCGGTAATATCCCGAATCATTTGTAAATATTGATTATATGCTCCAATCAATAATTGTACTTGATTTCCACCGCCACCAGGAAGTTCTTGAATAGGCACTTTGCCTGGATTTGGATCGCCTTCAACAGTTAATGATCTACCTATAATAGATCCTGTTTGAAAATACATGTTTAATGCCTCTTGCGGATTATAGCTAGTACCGTTTCCTAAATCAATTTCAGCTAATCCATCAGCATCAATATAAACTCCAGATGGAGTCATTCTTTGTATCGCTTGTTGTAACTTTAAATGTGTTAGCTGAATTAAATCAGCATAAGGTGTCATTTTAGCAACTAAAGAATCAATTTTACCTTTATATATTCTAGGAGCTGCTACAATATAATTCATTAAAACCTTATTCGCGTTAGAATGAGGTCTAATCATATTAGTAGCTTTTTTCCATTTTAAAAGCTTATTAGCTCCTAAAATATAAACACCTTCATATATTACCTCTTGTGCCTTTGCTACTCTTTCAAATCTTGTTCTTTTATCTTTTGGCGGATCAAAAGAATCATCTTTTTCAATTGCTTTTTCAGCACCAGAAGCAATTTCTTTTATTTTATAAACGTTATTTTCCCACGTTTTCCAATTAAAATATAGAACATTAACACTGTTATCTGCTGAATCCGTAGTATTTTCTACACTATAATTATTTGAATAATTATTCCAGCCTCCACTTTTATTACTTAAATCTTCAATATCTTCGTTTGATAAACTTGGAAATTGTTTTTTAAGTTCATTTACTCTTGTTGATTTTATTTCACCAAAATAATAGCAGTCTTGAAAATAAGGATCTTCTGTATATGACCATATTAAGTTTGCGGGATCAACGTAATCCAATTTAATACCATCGGTATTATTAAAAGAATGACGTGCTGCTCCAATACCTAATACAGCTATATCATAATCAACACGAGATTTTGTATATTCGTATTTGTTTTGATTAAATATATTTGATATTGCTTGTTCTTGTGCTATTTCTATGCCTTGCTTATAGTTAAGCTGCATAAATAAATCCAGCTCTTCGCTTGATCCAGGTAATTTTTCTTTTTCAATGTTGCGCACATTAGCCCCGAGCTCAGCTTCAATTAAATCAAGCATAGCATTAGTGTTCATATCTCTTTGAACACCTTCAACATACTTTGTACGTTTGCCAGTAGAAATAGGATCTTCACCTATTGCTCTAATGTTATATAAGCGGTCTTGCATTCCGTTTACAACAATATCAATAAACTTTGGAATGATTGGCACCGGTTTCCAATCTAAATTAAGATATGATAAATCACCATTAATAGCAAATTCATCTTTATATTTTCTTATTGATTGTTCACCTCTAGCATATAAACGTAACCTATGAAATTCATCGCGTAAAGCATAATACCTGCCTTGTGATCCGCGGCCTGAATTAAACCATTCTTGTTCTATGGCTTTTGCAACCTGCGTACCATATTCAACAGTTTTTTTCTCTGAATCAGACACTGCCTGACTTGGAAAATTAGAATAGTTATTTTTTATTTTTGCCATATTTACTTAATTAGCACACTTTGATCTCCTTCATTCTTATATCTTGAGAATGAAAAATTAAGTTTTTTAGTTGATCTTTCTTGTCTTGGTCTATATAAATGCTTTCTACAGGCCATTATTGCTAAACCACTACTGATTGAAGCATCATGCGCTGTTCTTTTTGATATATCAAATTTTGCCCAATCTTCTAATGTTCTTTGGAAATACATATCTCCATAATTGTCCCCAATCTTTCCTACGTTTTCTTCTATGTAAGATTCAATTGCCGCCGCGTGAGCTTGTCTTATATCTTCAGATGTGTTTGGTATACCACCAAGTTCAGCTTCTGTTTTTGACAATGCCCCTCGTAATTTATCTGGCCGGTTCATAGAAAACCCTCTATAACCTCTTCTTTTAAAATGATATAATAATCTTGGCTTGTTATTTTCCGCTAGTATTGACATTCCATAAAATACACAAGCCATTAAAACATCTTCAAAAAATATTTCAGCTGTTTGTGGTCTTGCAATATATTCTAAAAAGAATCTACTAGAAGGAAAGTCAGGATTCATTGAAAAAGTTGTTAAACCGTGTAATGCGCCATTAGATCCACCACCACCAACTGTTCCTGATATATCATATGAGTCACAACCAAAATATCCAAATCCTTCATTACCTGGATATTTTATACCTCCCTTTTCAATTACATTATTTCTATGCTCTGCTTTTGGCAACCAACTTATACGGAATCTTCCGTTTCTATTTGGTGTCCAAATAACCTCTGTATCTTTTATTCCATTGCGCCAAGAAAAGCTACCTTTAACAACATAGCCATTCATAGCCATCTCTTCATTATGATCTATTTGCTCATAGATCTTAGTAAGATTAAATAATGAATTTACTGTTTCATCTCTAAACGCATGCTTTTCACTTCTTGGAAATTGTCTATAGTATTCATTTAGAGCATCAGAATCATTTTTTAAACCTTCTACCTCGTTTTCCCAGTGCTCAATAACTCCTGTATGTATGAGACCGCCATCAATTCCTTCAACCGCTTCTCGTGGTGTATCGAAGACAGGGAAGCCATACTTATCAATGAATCCCTCGTAGCCCCATTCCATAGGAATGAACAAAGCGTATAATCCACTTGTAGTCTGGCCATTTTTATTTCGTGATCTAACATCTGAGTCATAGTACAATTTTTTAAAATTATCTCCGCCTTTATCTAAGGCATTTGATGTAGATCCCATCATGCACTTGCCAACAATCTTAGCCCCTAGTCTTAAACAAGTTTTTGTTACACGCCAGTTATTTAATATATTATCAGGTCGCTCCCATTTACCAGATTCGTCATGAATTAATAAAATTAATTTTTCACCATCATAACTATTGTCTCCAGTATTCTTCCAGTCTATTGTTGTGTCAAGCCCCTGCCCCGTGAAATCATCTTCGGCCTCTTTGAAGGAATTTCTTGTGAGTCTCCTCGAGGGTACCTTATAGGATAATTCGGTTTTCGGACGTTCCATTCCGTCCTGTATTGGTTTGAAAAAGAACGGGTAGTTGGTCGATATTGGTACAACCTTGTCTGTAAACATTTTCTTAGCATCGGATCCTGACTTAGATAATATTCCAAATCTTGAGTCCCTTGATGTTGTAGCAACGTTAACAGTTTCTGAAGACGCCATGAAGCTAAAACCAGACCGTCTGTTTTTGAGGTAGCACATTCCATAACATCTGTTATCAGCTTTGCATGCTTCCCAAAAGTAATAGAAGATCCTGTTGGCATGTCTGAAATCGGGTGCCCCCACGTCAATCTTTGTCCAGTTGAGATACATATAGTGTGATCCTGTAATGTAGCATGGCTCACCGTTGCACATGAACCAATAGCCATCATTCCTACGAGTAAACTCAGCATCAATATAATTGTAGTATTGTTCTTTAGTTTTTTCAGTAAGATGTTTAAATTCATGTATGGTTTTTATTCTGTCTAACGATTCAGGTCTTTCCCTTCTTATAAATACTTGGTCTTCTTTTTTTAGTTCCTGACCATTTATTTTTTCAGGAGTTTTAGGTATTGCTATCTTGAGACCTTGAATCTCATATATTTCACCAATTGTACCGTCTTTACTTATTACAACACAATCAAGTTCTTCGTTGTAACCGTACTGGTACTTTTTATATTTATTATTTTTATTTACTTCTTTGGTATCAATATGGTCTATAATTATATTGTAGAGTGATTGCGTATACATTATTTTATCCTATCTTCAACTCCCAAAAATTTTACAGACTCTTTTTTGTTTTTGCTTTTGTCTTCAGATAATTCTTCTATTTTTTCTATTATTTTAAAAGAATCCTCTATTGCAACCCATTTTGCTTGAGCAGCTATCTTTGCTTTTTCAGGTTCTAGTTCAACTAAATCTATTCTTTGTCTTATTACTTTATCTAATTCTAATAATGCAACTCTTGCTGCTTCAATTACTTTTTTCCTTGGATCCATAATTTAT